GATGAAGCTACAGAGATTCGTGAATCACAAGCACGCTTCATCATGGGGTGGAATCGTACCAGCGACCCAAACATCAAGCCTAAATGCCTTCTGACATTCAACCCACCAACAACAGCCGAAGGGCGTTGGGTGTTGGATTATTTCGCGCCATGGTTGCAGAAAGGTTATCCAAATCCTGCACAACCTGGTGAGCTTCGTTATTTCGCAATGATCGGTGGCAAGGAACAGGAAGTTACGCGACCTGAGCAGTTTGTTTTGGTTGATGGTGAACCTTGCTATGAGTTCGATCCAGAGCAATTCAAGCCTGAATTTATCATCAAGCCTAAATCACGAACCTTTATCCCTGCACGTGTCACTGACAACAAGTACTACATGGAAACAGGCTACATGAATACTTTGCAATCCTTGCCTGAACCTTTGAGGTCTCAAATGCTATACGGTGATTTCGGTGCTGGTATTGAAGATGATCCATGGCAAATCATTCCGACTGCATGGGTGGAAGCTGCTCAGGCACGTTGGAAGCCATACGAAGAAATGCGCGTGTTGAATCGTGGTGTCTTTGAAATGGATTCATACGGCTTGGACGTTGCACGCGGTGGGCGTGATGAAACGATTGGATATGCACGTTATCAGCACTGGTATGCAGATGCAGATTTATTGGTTGGTGCAGATTCACTTGATGGTCCACGTGTGGCTTCGTTTGCCGTTGGTAATACCCGTGACCATGCGCCAATTCATATCGATGTGATTGGTGTTGGTGCCAGTCCTTATGACTTCCTCAATCAGTCAGGCATTCATGTTGTGCCAGTGGATGTGCGTCAATCTGCTACATCCTTCGACCGTTCAGGGCAGTTGAGTTTCTTCAATCTACGCTCACAGCTTTGGTGGCAGATGAGAGAGGCATTAGACCCTGCATACGGCAGCATTGTTGCACTTCCTGATGATCCTAAGTTGCTTGCCGACCTGACTGCACCACGTTGGTCGTTGCAAGGCAAGAACATCAAAGCTGAATCACGCGAAGACATTGTAAAGCGTATCGGGCGAAGTCCTGACCGTGGCTCTGCAATCATCATGGCGCAAATGGACACACCTAAGCGTCACATCATGCAGATGGTTCATGGATCAAGAGCACGTCGTGAATATGATCCGTATGAGTAGTGTCAACAGCAAAGGGGAAATCTATGAAGTGCCAATGTCAGAATGTGAAAACACAAATGAGGAGATATGACCATGTGTAGCAGCAATATTGGTGATTTATTAATTGGTGGTAATAGCGTTCTTGATGGAACTGCAAAACTATTTGGTATGGAGCCTAAGAAAGCACAGGTTGTGGCTCCACCTGCACAGCCAACCAAACAGGAAAGTAAAGCAGCAGATTCTTCAGCTGTAATTGATCGAGCACAGCAAGCACAAAATTCTATGTCTGGTGGCATCGCTAATACGCTTTATACCGACACAACAGGCGTAAATGATGAAGAACTACGTTTAGGCAAAAAAACTCTTTTAGGGCGCTAATATGAACGCAGATGCAATCAAGAAGCTTAAAAAGCGTTTCGATACAGTATGGCAAAACCGCGTCAATGATTATGACGATCATTGTGCTGAGATTGCATTGCATGTTTTACCTGTGGCGATTAAGTCAATTAAAAATCAGGAAAAGCATGATCGTTCAGCATGGCGCAAGATTGTAGATAACACGGGCAAGGATGCATTGAAGGTTCTTGCAGCAGGTATGTTATCTGGAACCATGTCACCAAGCCGACCTTGGTTTGTGATAGAAGCGTCTGATCCAATGTTGAAAAAAGACATTCAGGTCAAGCAGTGGTTGAAAGACTTGCAAGACGTTTGTTATGCAACATTTGCCAAAAGCAACGTGTATCGCACCATGCACAACAATTACCTGCAAGAAGGTGCTTTTGGTACATGTGCAGCATTGGCACCACGTTCACCAGATGCTGAGCTCATGGATATGATTCCTATGTCCTTTGGTGAATTTGCTATCACCGTGGATCAGTTCAATAAACCCAATGGTGTATTCCGCAAGTTCAAACTAACCGTTGCCAATATTGTTAAACAATTTGGGATCGAGAATGTTTCAGATCAAATCAAATCAGCTTATGAGAATGACAACACTGAACAGGAATACACCATTCATCATGCGATTTATCCGCGAGAAGATGCGAAGGGTTATGGTGCTAAAAACATGCCTTTTGCTTCGGTTTACTTTGAGGAAAAAGAGCAAGAAAAATTATTGCGTGAAAGTGGTCTAGAAAGTTTTGAGGTCATTGTAGGTCGTTGGACGGTATCAAGCAGTGATGTTTATGGTGAATCACCTGCAAGCGATTGTTTAGGTGATTTACGCGCATTGCAGAAAGGACATCAACAAATTGCTAAGGGGGTGGATTATCAAGTTAGCCCACCAATGTTGATCCCGTCATACCTGAAAGGCCAAGAGAAAGAAACTCTGCCAAATGGTATTGCTTACTACAATCCAACTCCAACAAGCCAAGTCGCACAGGTTCAGCCTATGTTGAATGTGCAATTTGATTTAGGTGGTGTGAATACCATTGTCCTGCAAAACCAAGATCGTATTAATCGTGCAATGTACAAAGATTTGTTCTTGATGCTGGATCAATACGACAAGGGGCAAATGACTGCAACAGAAGTGTATGAGCGCAAATCTGAAAAGATGCTGATGCTTGGACCAGTAGTAGAACGTCAAATTGATGAACTATTACGACCACTGGTTGAAATTTGTGTAAGTCGAGTTTTAGAGACCACTCAGTTTTTACGTGATTCAGCACCACCACAAATCCAAGGTACGGACCTAAAAATTGATTTTGTGTCTATTTTGGCAATGGCGCAGCGTGCTACTGGTGCATCCAATCTTGAACGTATGCTGCAAATGATTTCTACCGTTGCACAAATCAATCCAGATGTATTGGATAAGTTTGATTCGGATAAGTATATCGACGAGTACGCAGACACTATTGGTGCATCTCCTACGATTTTCCGCAACCAAAAACAAATTGACCAACGTCGCGCTCAACGTGCGCAGCAACAGCAAATTGCACAACAACAAGCTTTGGCACAGGCACAAGCTGAAACTCAGCAAAAGCAAGCCAACACAATAAAAACAGTTGGTGAAACGGATGCAGAGGCATTAGGAAATCTTGCAATTGAAGGAGGCATTGTCTAATGAATCGTGATAACGCCAAAGAAATTAAGAACGAGCGCGAGAACGAGCTTAATGATCTGCGTTCAGTACTTGAGACGGATAGCGGAAAACGCTTCTTACAACGCTTAATTAATCGTGCAGCAATTTTTCAACCAACTTACGCCAGTGGAGCCAATCCTAGTGATTTCGCTTTTATGGAAGGCCGTCGAGAGATGGGGCTTTTCATCATTGGTGAAATCACCCAAGCAAATTCTGACGCATGGATTGCCATGCAAAGTGAACATTTCAAAAAACTTAATGCATTAAATGAGAAGGTGAGCCATGAGCGAAACAACCAACCAAACAACGACTGATACTTCGACCACAACAACAGCTTCTGCACCTGGTGAAACTACCACTCCAGCAACCACAACTGTAGAAACGCAGGCTACAACTACACCTGCTGTTGAAACTACAGCAACGACAACAACTGAGCAGCAACAGCAACAAACATTGTTAGGTCAAGATCAACCAGCCGAACAGCCTATCGTTTATGCAGACTTCACTATGCCTGAAGGTTTTGAGCTGAATGGTGATGATTCAAAGGTTCTTCAGGAGCTTGGTCAACAGTTCAAAATGCCGCAAGAAGCTGTTCAAAAGCTTGTTGATTTAGGTGTTCAAATGCAACAGCGCCAAGTTCAAGAGCAGCAAAAAGCAATTGCATCTTGGGTGGATGCGGCTAAAGCAGATGCTGAATACGGTGGGGATAAATTAGAGGCTAACCTGTTGACAGCGCAACGTGCCTTCAGCTTACCCCGTGGCGACAAAATCTCTAAGATTCTATACATGAGTGGACTTGGTAATCACCCTGATGTAATTGGCTTTATGAC